CATGGCTCAAATCCGCGCATAGCCGTTACACTGATTTCGTGACCTGCGCCTGGTGCTTCGGCCCGATTCCTCGGGCTGCTCGAGCTGACGCCCGCTTTTGCGGTGGCCGTTGCCGGGTGGCTGCGCACCGCTCGTCGAAGCGGTACGACACTCGGAAGAAGATCGCTGAACGTCGGGGCCGCGTGCCTGATTCGGACGTGCGCCGGCACAAGGCTTTGCAGCTGCGGCAGTACGAGGCGGTGCTGGCGGCCGGGGGCGGGACTGATTGGACTCGCGCGAAGGTTGAGGCGCTGAGACTTGAACTGACTTAGGAGGCTTTATGGCGAGGACTGGTCGCCCGCCTAAGCCTTTGGAGCAGCACAAGCGCACGGGTACTTGGAATGCGACCCGTCATGGGAAGAACCAGGGCGCGGCTATTGCCGCGGTTGAGCCTGTGCAGCTGGAGCCTTATGAGCATGACGCGGCCCAGGTCTTTGAGGAGATCATGGCGTCGGGGTCGCCTTGGCTGGCTCGGACTGATGCGGTTCGGTTGGCGATGTTGCGGCAGTCTCTTGAGGAGCGGGCCCGGTTGCTGCCGGTTGCTGAGTCGTCGACTGAGGCTAGGAAGCAGCTGCGGGATTTGAACAAGGAAATTAGTGAGTGGCTGTCGCTGCTTGGTTTTGATCCGACCTCGCGTGCTCGTTTGGGCTTGGCTGAAGTGAAGGCCGCCTCCACGTTGGAGAAGTTGCAGGCGAAGCGCAATAACTAGGGAGCCTCCTGCGCATGGCACCCCGCAAGATCAAGGGTTGGCCGCCGGCCATTCTGACTTCGGTTCCTGCTGCTGACATCAAGCGCGGCGACGGCCCTCTGGTTGCCGAGTTCATTGAGGCGTTGTGTCCTCAGGTGAAGGATTCGGTTGGCGGCCGGGCTGGTGAGCCGTTGCTGCTGCGGCCTTGGCAGCGCAAGCTCATGGACCACCTGTGGGCGCGTCGAGCGGATAAGCGACTGCGAGCCAAGGTCGCTTTAGTCGGCTTGCCCCGGAAGAACGGTAAGTCGGCGCTCGGCTCCGGTATTGCCCTTTATGGCTTGTTCATGGGTCCTCGAGGTGGCGAGGTCTATTCGTGTGCGGCTGACCGTGAGCAGGCCCGGATCGTGTTCGGTTCGGCGAAGCAGATGGTGGAGATGTCGCCTGAGCTTGCCGAGCAGGCAAAGTTGTATCGGGACGCTATTGAGATCCCGGCTACTGGCTCGGTGTATCGGGTGCTTTCGTCGGAAGCGTTCACGAAGGAAGGCCTGTCTCCCACTCTCGTCGTTTATGACGAGCTCCACGCGGCGCCTAACCGCGAGCTCTGGGACGTCATGACGCTGGCCCAGGCGGCGCGCTATGACGCCTTGACGCTGGCGATCACGACGGCTGGTGTCAGGACTGACACGACCGGTCAGGACTCGGTGTGTTACGGGCTCTATCAGTACGCCCAGCGGGTCGCCGCTGGCGAGGTTGAGGACCCGTCGTTCTTCGGGGCCTGGTGGCAGGCCGACTCGGATTGTGACCACCGCGACCCGAAGAACTGGCAGATCGCGAACCCTGGCTACGGGGACATCCAAGACCCCGAGGATTTCGAGTCCTCGGTCAAGCGGACGCCCGAGGCGGAGTTCCGCACGAAGCGAACCAACGTTTTCGTGAGCTCGCAGCAGGCCTGGTTGCCGCACGGCGCTTGGGACGAGCTGCCCGAGATGGCCCCGGTGGATGACCGGACCCCGGTCGTGCTCGGGTTCGATGGCTCGTTCTCGGGTGACACGACGGCGATTGTCGGCGTGACGGTTGAGGAAGTCCCGCGCGTTTGGCTGGTCGATTTGTGGGAGAAGCAGCCCACCGACCGTGACGACTGGCGGGTAGACATTGGCGGCGTTGAGGCTCGGATCTTGGAGACTTGCGGCCGGCTCAATGTGGTTGAGGTGGCGTGTGACCCGTTCCGCTGGCAGCGGTCGATGGAGGCTTTGGCGGAGGCCGGGGTTCCGATTACTGAGTACCCGTCAAGCAGCCCAGCTCGCATGGTCCCAGCGACGGCAAAAATGTTCGATGCTGTGGTTTCAGGCCAGGTCGCGCACGATCATGCTCCCGCTCTTGCCCGCCACTTGGACAACTGCGTCATCAAGGTCGACGCGAAAGGGCCCCGAGTAGTCAAGGAGCACCGGGGCTCTCCACGTAAGATCGATGCCGCGGTCGCGGCCATCATCGCTTTTGACCGGGCTACTCATCGCCGCGAGGCGGAGCCCGAAGCCCCTGTCGCCAGTTTCTTTTCCGTTTAGGAGCGTCTATGCGCATCGCCCTCGCTTTGCAGATCGCTGGCTGCGCTGCGCTCATCGTTGGGGCCGCCTTGGTGGCGCCTTGGCTGGGTTTCGTTGTCGCTGGCGTCTGCGGGCTGGCTTTTGGTGTTGCGCTTGAGAGAGGCCTGTGATGCTCGGGAACTTGTTCGGCGGTCAGCCGATGGAGGAGCGGAACCTCTCCTACCAGCAGGTCTGGGGCTCCGGCATCGACGTATCCGGCTTCGCCACCTGGGCGGGCACGGTTGTCAACCAGAAGAACGCCCTCGAGATTGGTGCGGCCTACGCTTGCGTCCGCCTGCTGTCCGACACGATCTCGACGCTGCCGGTGGACACGTTCATTCGCCGCGACGGCAACCGGCTCCCCTATCAGCCGCGGCCCGCTTGGGTGTACGAGCCCGAGGGTCCCGGCTCCAGCCGGATTGAGTATTACAAGCAGATCGTCGTGTCGATGCTGCTGTCGCATGGCGCGGTCATTCAGATCCTCCGCAACGGTGCCGGCCAGGTCGTTGCCCTTCAGCCGCTTGACCCGACCCGCGTTGACATTCGCCGCAACCCGGCCACTCGCTTGCGTGAGTACGTCATTGACGGGGGCCAGGCCGTGCTGTCCAGCGATGAGGTGCTTTACATCCCTGAGATGCGCCGCCCCGGTTCGCTCAAGGGTGTCAGCCGGGTGGACGAGCTGAAGCAGACCCTCGGCCTAGCGAAGGCGCTGGATGAGTTCGCCTCGCGGTACTTCTCCAACGGTGCCAACACTTCGGGAATGATTGAGTTTCCTGGCAACTTGACGCAGGAGCAGGCGAAGGATCTTGTCGACGCCTTCGAGGCTGGGCACAAGGGGCTGAAGAAGGCGCACCGTCCTGGGGTTCTTTCGGGTGGCGCGAAGTTTGTGAAGACGGGCTCGGACGGCGAGCAGGCTCAGATGCTCGAGAGCCGCCAGTTCGCCGTGGAAGAAGTCGCCAGGGTCTTTCGTGTGCCGCCGTCGATGATCGGCTTGAACACGCCTGGAGCGATGTCTTACGCATCCGTGGAGCACAATGCCATGAGCTTTGTGCGTTTCTCGTTGACGCCGCTTATCTCCGCCATCGAGGAAGCCCACAACCGCCTGCTACCGGGCGAAGTGTTCCTGCGCTTCAACATGGACGGCCTATTGCGCGGCGACTCTGCCACGCAGGCGCAGGTCTTCTCTACTGGCCTCCAGGCTGGCTACCTGTCGGTCAACGACGTGCGCGGACTCATGGATCTGCGCCCTGTCGATAACGGCGATACGCCGCGCGTGCCCCTTGCGAACATTGACATCCAAGACGCTGGCGTCGTGGCGGAGGACCGCAAGGTGCTTATGGCGCAGCGCCTCATCACGGCTGGCTTTGACCCGGCCGAGACCATGCAGGCGATGGGCCTGCCAACCATTACTCACACGGGCCTGCCTTCGGTCATGTTGCAGGGCATCTCGCAGATCGCGCCGGACGATCCCCAGTCCGCCTACCCGTCTAATGGGGCCTAGTCGTGTCTCGCATCGTCGTCAGTGACATTGACGGCACAATTTCAGACAGTGGCTATCCGATGACTGGCGTGATTGACCACCTGCGCCGCAAGGACGCTGCCGGATACGCGGTCTACATCGTCTCTGCCCGCAACGAGCGCGACATGGATTCCACGCGCGCATGGCTCGATGAGCATGACGTTCCCCATGCCTCTGTCCGATTGTCGCCCGGCGGAGATGCCACGGCCTTCAAGGTTGGTGTGGCAGAAGACCTACTGCGCGACCACACAATTGCTGAATGGATTGAGAACAATCCAAAGACTCGTGCAGCCCTTGAGGAAATCGGGGTCAACGCAGTGAGCCCGACCCAATGGCGGGCGCGACCAGGAGGTTCCATGGAGACCCGTACTTTCACGGTCGACGACATTGAGGTGCGCGAGGCCCCCGAGGGAATGACCTTTGAGGGTTACGCCGCGGTGTTCAATTCACCGAGCGCGCCTCTCCCGTTTACCGAAACGATTGCACCGGGCGCATTTGCCCGGTCGCTGAAGTCGCGCAACAACGTCTTTCTCCTGGTCAATCACGACGCGGCGCGCCCGTTGGCGTCAACGCGGTCTAAGACGATGACGCTTGAGGAAGACGGCCGCGGTCTGCTGGTCAAGGCGACCTTGCCGGACACGACTGACGGCCGCGACCTCGCGGTGCTGCTCGGCGCCGGAGGCAACCCGCGCGTGATCGACTCCATGAGTTTCGGTTTCTCTGTTCCTCGCGGCGGGGACAAGTGGAACGAGGACGGCAGCCAGCGCACCCTTCAGCAGGTTCGGCTGCATGAGACCAGCATTGTGACGTTTCCGGCCTACGAAGCCACGAGCGCCGCGGTGCGCAGCCTGGACATGTTGGCCGAGGCTACGGGCGAGGACGCTGACGCACTCAATGGCGCGCTTGAGGCGCTTGAGCGCGGGGCCACTTTGACGATGGATCAGGCTGGCCTGTTGTCTGCGGTGGTGGCGAAGTTGTCGCCGGAGCCGCAGCCCGAGCCTGTGGTTGAGCCGGTGGCGCACGACGCCAGCCAAATCAACCTCCTCAAGACCAAGCTCGACCTGGCCT